CGACATGGTATGAAAACACCCCACCCTAAAGGTAAAGCCGATAGAGATGTGTTGGATAAGCAATATGAATTGGCGCGAAAAATGTTATTCAGAAATCTCAGAACGACTAAATTAACAGAAGGCTATACGCATTTTAATAATGTGCCTTTAGGCAAGCGCTTCAGAACAAATGTTAAAATGGTAAAAATTGGCGATTTATTATTTTTCTAAGGAGAACCAAATGGATAATATTCTGAGTACGATTAACTATGTTTTAAATTTAGAGATAGACGCATTTGAGGAATACGTCTGTGACCAGTGGAATGATGAAACATTCACACCACGAAATAAACATATGCTTGATAGAGCATTACTAGATAGTAATATTGATCATATGTATAAGACAGCTTACTTAGCTGGAGAAGAATATGTTACATTAGTAGCATTTGAGAATAAAGTCAAGAGTCTGACTTTGAATCAACAACAACAATCGGCAATGTGGAAATAATTATGTTTAAAGATATTTGTCAAGCCATGTTTTCATTGGCAGTGGTAATACCATTATTTGTATTGCTATTCATTTTTTATATTCCTCTTAGAATCTTTGGAATTGATATATTAAAAATTATAGAGGTAAAAATAGATGATGTCTTACGGTGATATAGCACTATGGTGCTCATTACTTTTTGTAATGTATAAGAATCTTCATTGGTATAAGGTTGCTCGTACACAATCTGAATTGAATGAAAAACTTCAAGATAAGATTGCTGAACTTGAAACGATTATAATTATTCATGGAATCAAAAATGAGAGTAAGCACTAGAGATGTAATGATTAGATTAGGTATCAACCAGATGCAACTAGGTATGGCATTGTATTCAGGACGATTACCTAATCATGCAGCTGATGCCACATGGGATAAAGAGTCCATTGAACCATATTTGGTTAATTGGGAAAGACAACTTAAAGCTAAAGAAAGAACAGGTATAAGAAATGATTAGTCAAATGCAATATCAATTATTAGAAGCTGTAAGCTGTAAACTTTTAGAAAACATGGTAGTAGAGCTATTGCACCAAGGTTGGATGCCACTAGGCGGAGTTGCAGCATGCGCACCTCCCGATGTTACTCCACTTTATGTTCAAGCTATGGTACGAGATAATGCTAGTGCTTAAAGAAGAAGTAATTGAAGTACTTAGTTTGCTTAAGCTATTAAGAGCAATGCTAGGTGAAGGCAAAAGTGGATACGAGGATTCTGTAGCAACAGTTGATCGTTATATTAATTTATTTTCAGAATGGTTAAAAGCATGATTACATTTAAACAAAACTCAGACGTACGTAATTTCTTTTATGGAAAAGAGGATCATCCGCATTGGAAACCACTGTGGCAACACTTTTCAAACATCTTAAGAAATACACATGATGCTGCAGGTTACATTCATGAATTTGGCGGTAATCTTCATATTCTAGAATCTTTTGGAGATTTCTTGCATGTAACATTTATGGGCATGGATGATAATGGTGTATTTAGAGAAACTAATCTTGCGTTAGATCCTGGTTCATTTGATATTGCTAGAAAGATTGAAGACTCTGACTGGTATGAGTTTCATTTCATCACTACAAATGCAGGCGGTCCAGTTTGGTTCATTCCAGAAGAACTTGCTAAAGTAAATGAAAACGTGCAAGAATCAGTAAATATTTCCTAATAAATGTGGGTCTCTATAAATGCTTAGAGACCCCGTTAAATTAACCCTAATTCAGAAATCAAAAGAGAGAACAGCAATGGCAAAGTTATATGACGTAGAAATTTATTTCGCTAAACTTGGTAAACCAAATGGCAAGTTTAATAAAGAAAATCCTACATGGGAACTCCAAATTCGGACTACCGACAAAGAGAAAAAGAAAGAATGGGAAGCTATTGGATTGACTGTCAAGGCTATCGTTCCAGATGATGGTGATACATATTTCAGAGCTAATCTGAAAAAGAAGTCTATTAAATCAGACGGTACACCAAATGAACCTGTGAAACTGATTGATGGTAAATTAAGACCTATTGATCCCAACACGATTGGAAATGGATCTATCGGTAATATTCGTGTATTTGAATACGAATATAAAGATCCAATGGGGGCTACAAAGAAAGGCTTTACCCTTATGACAGTACAATTAACAAAGCATATAGTATATACTCCACGTATCAGCGAAGATGATTTCGGTGAGACAGAATATGAACGTGAATTCAGCAGTAATGAAACTGACGATGACGTATTCTAAATATATGATAAATTATACATACAAAATACTTAATAAAGATCACCAATTTGTAGCTTTTATTAGAGAATGTGAATTAGATAGTATGATTTCTAATTTTAAAGACGGATATTTTATAAAAGCAGAAACAAATAATATGCCACTTCAAGGAATTTCTTTTATTAGAAATATTGATGAACTTGATGCGTGGTATGCACAGATAGATCGAAGACATTGGAAGAAAGAACGTACAATTTCATTTCTTTATGATCTTCAAACAGTATATAAAGCAACTATCAATGAATATTTAACTGAGAATATTCGTGATGTTACTGAGTATAATTTAAATAATGACCATTTAACTGCAGTAATTAGAGAAAGTAATGGAAACGAAATTGTATTCCATGACGAAGAAGCTTTAGATAATTATCTCATGAATTATCGCAAGCCTGAAGAAGTAAATAATGCAGTAGACCCTAAGCATTATAAGGGATATGTAGATGAGTTACAATGGTTAGACACAATGAGTAGAATACCTACACTGCGTGATCCAGCGAAATTCGAAGCAGCAGTTGAATTACAAATAAGAAAATACCTTGACCGTAATGGTCAAAAGGATGATTCTCTACAAGAACTCCAAAAAGCTTTATGGTACTTAAAGTACTTAATCGCCTATAAAAAGGCCGGCAGACCGATAAAGGTTGGAGAAGTAGAAAGCATCCTATAACAAAATCGGCACCTCACTAATACTGGGGTGCCTTTTATTTGGAAATTATATATGAATTATGTATTCGACATTGAAACCGATGGACTATTAAAAGACGTAACACAAATGTGGATCATGGTTGTTCATGATGTAAGTGCTAATAAGCGAATGCAATTTTTGCAAGGAGATATGAATTGGATACAACTATTCAATAATGCTAGACAAGTTATAGGCCATAATATTATTGGATATGACTTAGCTGTATTAAAGAAGCTATTCAACTATGAATTACCTAAGAGCGTAAAAGCTGTAGATACACTTATTCTTTCACAAGTATTAGATTATAGAAGATTTGGTAATGATGGGCATGGTTTAAAACGTTGGGGTGAATATTTAGAATTTCCTAAACAAGAGTTTGAAGACTGGTCTGGATATTCTGAACAAATGGGTGAATACTGTAATAACGACGTTTCATTAAATGTCAAGGTATTAGAGATATTAAAGCAAGAATTGATTGAAGTGTCTGAAAAGAATCCTAAAGTCAAAGAGTATATTAAAGTAGAACATGCAGTAAGTAAGTGGTGTGCCGCAGCTAACTTAGGTGGATGGCCATTTGATTTAGATAAAGCACATATACTCTATGACAGATTACAAGTTGAAATGGATAAGACGTATACTGCACTAAATTCAAAACTTGGCTTAAAGATAGTCGCTGTAGATAAGAAACTTGGTATTGTAGAAGTAAAGAAACCTAAATATAGAAAGGATGGATGTTATGATGCGCATACTGCTCGGTGGTTTGATGTGGATCCTTGGAGTGGGTTCGATCCTGATGATCGCATTGTCGATGGTGAGTATTGCCGTATTCAAGTCGAACCTCTTAGTCTAGACTCGGTAACAGATGTAAAGATATTTCTATATAGACATGGTTGGGTTCCTAATGATTGGAATTATAAAGCTGATCCTATTACAGGAAGAAAAGCGAAAACTACACCTAAGATTACAGAAGATAGTTTAGAATTCTTAGGGGGTGATGGTAAGCTCTATAAAGATTTCTTAACTGCAAAGGCTAGGCAAGGCATTTTAACAACATGGTTAAAGAACGTAGATGATCAAGGCAATCTGCACGGTGATTGTATGACAATCGGTACACCAAGTATGCGTGCTAGACACTCTATTATTGTTAACGTACCGTCAGGAGATTCACCATGGGGTAGAGAGATGCGGGAATTGTTCTCATGTAAGCCTGGCTGGAAGCTTGTAGGCTGTGATTCATCAGGTAATCAAGCTAGAGGCTTAGCACATTATTTGAATAATGCTACATTTATTGATACATTACTTAATGGTGATATTCATCAATTCAATGCTGATATTCTTACTGAGATCTTAAAGAAAGATTTAAAGATGAATTATGTAGTACCAAGAGCGAATGCTAAGAGAATTCTATACGCATTCTTATTCGGAGCCAGTGGTGGAAAGCTTTGGTCATATATCTTTGGCTCACATGATGAGGTTAAGGGTAAAAAATTGAAATCAGGCTTTATTAAAGCTGTTCCAGGGTTTAAAGACTTAAGTGAAAAGTTGGAGAAAATATATGGAAACACAAAGAAAAAGGGAGATGGTTATATCCCTAGCTTGGCTGGTACTCGTGTGTATGTTGACAGCTTCCATAAGCTTCTTGTCTATCTACTGCAATCAGCAGAGAAAATTACGTGCGGAGCAGCATGTATGCTTGCAATGGAGCGACTCGAATCTGCAGGAATTCCGTACCAACCCTTGATTATGATGCATGATGAGATTGATTTTATGGTACCTGAAGAGTTTGCTGAACAAGCAGCTGAGATAGGTAAACAAGCTTTTGCAGATGGCCCTAAACTATTCGGTGTGGAGATTATGGATGGAAGTGGAAAGATCGGTAACGATTGGTACGAGATTCACTAGTATTGATAATGTATTATCAATGCAGGATTTTCTGCGATTAAGACAATACTGCAGGGCATCAAATTATAAACGAATGCCTAAGGGTAATGGCACATTTATTTATTATGCTGACATGCCTAGAGATATTAATGATAATATTAACAAAATTATTAATGAAACACTAGGAAAAAATTTAAAGGATATCATATCATTTGTTCGTTTGAATACTAGCAAACATGACACAGAATTTAGAGTACATGCAGACCAAGACATATTTGGTCAAACACCAACTGTAGCCGCTCTCTTTTACTTAGACAGTAGTGATATAACAGGCACAGCTTTCTTCAGTCATCCTGTGTATGGCAACTATGCTAAAGCCAAAGAGCATTATATATTTGACGAAGATGATGGACAATGGTCAATAGATGAATTCTTTAACGCAAAGGCAAATACATTGTTGATCTATGATGCAAAGCTATATCACGGGCGGCAACCATGGTTATCTGAAGGCATCAATCAAAGAAACGGCAGAATTGTAATAGTTAAATTTATGAGAGAAAATGATGAATAAAGAGCAATATTTACTTGTATGTTTAATGGAAGAACTATCAGAAGCTGCACAAGAAGCATCTAAATGTTTAAGGTTTACACTTGATCATAGATACGAGCTGTATGAAAAGACGAACAAAGAAAAGTTAAAATCAGAACTTTCTGATGTACAAGCTATCTTAATACTTCTTTCATCAGAATGTAATATTCGATTGAATTGTGAAAGAGTACCTGACATTAGAGACAAGATTGATCGCACATTACTAAGAATGAAATTGTCTCAGGAAATGGGAGTTTTAGATGCTGATAGCACTGATTGATGGTGATATACTTGCACACAATTGCTGTTACAACCGTACTGATGGTGTCACATATCTTGATGATGAGGGTAACGTAATACCTCAACTATTCACTAAAGAAGAAGATACAGAGTATCGTAAAGCAATATGGCGTAACTTTGAAAGTATGTTAGAAGTGATTATGGAGGAGACATTTGCAAGTGATTACTGTATGGCTGTTAAGGGTGAGGGCAACTATAGAGACGAAATATTTGTAGACTATAAGAAGCATCGTACAGCTGGTCCACCTAATCTTTTTGTACCATTTGTAAGAAAGCTAGCAGTAATGCACGAGATTGCTATAGCTGCAGATGGACGCGAAGCTGATGATTTATTACGCATATGGGCAAATGAATGTAGGTCTCATAATATAGATTATGTTATATGCTCAATAGATAAGGATCTATTAATGATCCCTGGAAAGCACTACAATATAAAGCATAAAACAATTACAGAAGTCTCAGAGCTTGATGCTAAAAGAAACTTCTACGAACAAGTATTAAAAGGTGATGCCACGGATAATATACCTGGCATTTGGAAAATGGGGCCAGTGAAAGCATCAAAAGCTTTAGCACATTGCACAACAGATGAGGAATTCCAAGAGGCAGTAATTGAACAATATATAAAAGCTAATGGTGATGAATGGCCTGAATATTTATTAGCTAATGCAAAGCTCATCAACATACAGAATACATATGATGATTATTTCTGTTTTGATAACTGGCCATTAGCACAGGAAATTAGAGATGGCTGAATTTAAAGGTAAAATAAACCACACCGTGTCCAATTCAGATATTAGTAAATTTGATAATGGACACTGGTGTTTTAATAGACAGATGAACGTAGGAAATAAACAATATGTGGGATTCATCTACATTATATATGATACGGTCTTGGATAGATTCTATCTTGGCAAGAAGAATTACAGATCATATGGTAAAGCTACTTATGGACAAGAATCTGATTGGCGTAGATATAAATCTAGCTCTAACAGTTTGGCGGCTCATTTCGCTAGCAGACCGAAGAAAGAGTTCAAGTTTATTGTCCTTGATGAATACACTACCAAAGGCTCCTTAGCTTGGGCAGAGACATGGTCATTATGTCATGTTGAGACCCCAGTAACACTCAAGTGGTATAATAAACAAATCGAGAAAGTATCATGGGATGTCAAAGAAAATGTATCACACGATCACAGAGTACGATTAACTATGATTACTAAAATGTCACCAGAATGTTTAATTCAATGGCCAAAAGATGGGTAAAATAGTAATTCACAATCAACCATGTCCAAATCCAGATTGCGGTTCTTCAGATGCACTTCAGATCTATGAGAACGGCACAGCTACATGCTTTAGCTGTCAAACTTGGTTTCCCGCTAACAAAAATAAGGAGTTCACTCACGTGGAAAAACCTAAGAAACCTTTTGTACTAGACGTAGAAAAACTAAGAACTGCTGGCTTTAAAGATAGAAAGATATCTAAGGAAGTAGCGGAATTCTTTGATGTTAAATCAGCATTTAATGAAGATGGCGAAATAGACACACACTATTATCCTTACGGTGAAGGTATTTATAAAGTTAGAAAATTACCTAAGATGTTTTCATGTATAGGTAAACCAACAACTTTATTCGGTATGGATAAGTTTGGCACAGGCGGTAAGAGGTTGATTGTAACTGAGGGTGAATTAGATGCAATGGCAGTAGCACAAGCATCATTAGATAAGTATGGAAAAATTTATCCTGTAGTCTCAATCCCCTCAGCATCTAATGTTAAGACACTCTTAGCGCATAGAGATTGGGTAAGATCATTTGACACAGTAGTATTATGCCTTGATACTGATGAGGCTGGTGAAAAAGCTAAAGCAGAAGCTATTAAATATATAGGTGCTGATAAAGTAAGATTAGCTAAATTGCCTGTTAAAGATCCAAGTCAAATGTTACTTGAGAAAGGCGGCCAACAGTTATTAATTGCTATTTGGGAAGCGTCTAAATACACGCCTGTAGGTATCTTAGGTAGAGATGAATTATGGGAAGCTTTAAAGGCTTACAATGATATTGAATCTGTACCATATCCCATGTGTTTAGATGCATTAAATACTAAGACTAAAGGTATGCGTGAAAATGAGATTGTACTATTTACTTCTGGTACAGGCTCAGGTAAGTCAACTATTCTCAGAGAAATTGTGTGGCATATTATAGATACCACCCCTGCAATGGTAGGTATTGTATCATTAGAAGAATCACCTGCTGAGACTACACGTAAACTCTCAGGTATTCCGTTGAATATCAATCCTTCATATAGAGAGTTAACAGAGGATGAATTAGAATCAGGCTTTAGAGCAGTGTTCGGTGATGATAGAATTATGGTATTAGATCATCAAGGTTCTATGGAAGATTCAACTCTGTTTGAAAAGCTAGAGTATATGGCATTATCAGGCTGTAAATATCTATTCATCGATCACATTACAATCCTGGTTTCAGAAGGTGTAGATGGATTAACAGGTAATGAAGCCATAGATAAAACTATGAATGATTTACTTAGATTATGTAAAAGATATCCCGTATGGATTGGCTTAGTATCACATTTAAGAAAGACACCTACAGGTAAGACATCATTTGAAGAAGGTCAATTACCATCTTTAGATGATATTAAGGGTTCAGGCTCAATTAAACAAATTTCAAATGATATCATAGCATTCGCACGTGACATGTCACATGATGATGATAGAATAAGAAATCATATTAAGATGAGAGTACTGAAATGTAGATTCACAGGTCTAACAGGAAACGTACCAGGTGTTGATTATGACTATCCAACAGGTAGGTTATCAGCTTCAATACTATTACAACCAGATGATTTTATGGAGATTTAAATGGCACAAATTCTTGAAGAAAGAGAATGCTACGGTACAGACTATCCAGCGTTAATTAACTTCGCTGAAGAACAAACGTCCATATTGTGGACAGCAGATGAAATTGAAGTGGAGAAAGATATCCATGAATTACGAACAAATTGTACAGCAGCAGAGTACCACGGAATTGTCAGTGTTCTTTTGCTTTTTGTACACTATGAAGTTAATGTTGGAAATAACTACTGGCGTGATTATATATGTAAGCATTTTCCACGTCCAGATGTTCAAAGAATGGCTTCAGTATTTGCAATGTTTGAACTGAACATTCATGCACCATTCTATAATAAAATTAATGAATTGCTAGGGTTAGATAACCCTGAGTTTTATTTAGCATACTTAGATGACCCCATTCTTAAAGATAGAATGGAATGGTTAGAGAAAGTAGCTACACAATCAGAAACAACCTATGATAAGTTAAAATCAGTAGGTGTGTTTAGCATGATTGAAGGCGCTATTCTTTATTCTAGTTTTGCATTCTTAAAGCACTTTAATAATAATGGCAAAAATAAATTTCAAAATATTAATGCAGGAATTAATTTCTCCGCTATTGACGAGAACATTCATAGTCAAGCTGGTGCTTATTTGTTTAACACTCTATATCATGAAGCAATAGAGGCTGAGGAATACTTAGCACATGAAAGACTTGCTAATGAACTAGAGATTACTGCATGGATTTTGTTTGAACATGAAAAACAAATCATTAAGAAAATCTTTGATAAAGGAGATATTCCTGGCATTAATGCATTAATGCTTGAAAACTTTGTACAATCTAGGTTAGATATATGTCTAGAGAGATTAGGTTATCCAGCTATCTTTGAACCTAAATATAATCCGATTGCTGATTGGTTTTATTTAGATATTGAATCAAGTACATTACATGACACTTTCATTGCGCAAGGCAATGATTATCGTAGGGATTGGGCAGAAGCTAAATTTACATGGACACCAAAAAATGTATAGAGAGTTAAGTTTAGAACGTAAACGATTACAAGCGGAGGGTAGATTACCACCTTGGATTATCACAAACAGTTGGCAATTATTGAAAGAAAAGTACGTATCAGAGAAGTATCCTGATTTGTTATCAATATACACACGAATAGCTAGACATGCAGCATCCTATACACCTGATCCAGTCACATGGGAAGAGAAGTTTTTTGATATCATGTGGAAAGGTTGGTTAATCCCTAGTACGCCTGTGATGGCAAATATGGGTACAGGTTTCGGATGCCCTGTCAGTTGTTCAGGTGGCTCAATAGAGGATCAAGTATATGACTTTTATGAAAAACAAAAAGAAGTTGCAGTACTTAGTCAACAAGGTTACGGAACGTCTAATTACCTTGGAAATATCCGTCCTAGAGGTAGCGCTATCAGTGGTGTTGCTGGTAGTGCTTCTGGTGTATTGCCTGTATTTAAAGGCTTTGTAAAGGTAGCACAAGACATCTCCCAGGGGTCACAAAGACGTGGTGCATGGGCAGGTTACTTAGAAATTGACCATGCTGATTTTGACGAGCTTGTGACACATATCACAAAGCATCCTGATGATGCCAATGTAGGTTGGATTATCAATGATGCGTTTATTGAACGTCTTAACAACGGTGATGCAGATGCTATCAGACGTTACCAGCGTGCAATGAAGCTTAGACTGCTTGGTAAAGGTTACTTCTTCTTTATCGATAAAGTAAATCGTGCTAATCCTCCAATGTATGCAGCTAAAGGGTTAGAAGTTAAAGCTTCAAACTTATGTACTGAAATAGCATTGTTCAGTGGTAAATATAAAGAAGAAGAATATACATTTGCATGTGTATTATCATCTATGAATGCATTATACTATGATGATTGGAGTAAGACAGATGCTGTATTCATTGCTACAGTGTTCTTAGATTGCGTTAACCAAGATCAAATTGAAATTGGTAAGAAGCGTAAGGGTATGGAGCGTATTGTAAGGTTCTCTGAAAAATCTAGAGCATTAGGGTTAGGCATGCTAGGTTTCCACAGTTACTTACAAGAAAAGATGCTACCATTTGATTCATTTGAGGCTCACAATCTCAGTCAATCAATGTTCCATCACTTGTATGACAGAGCGCGAGATGCATCAAGATGGATGGCTCGTGAATGGGGCGAACCCGAATGGTGTCGCGGTCATGGAATGCGCAATACACATTTAATAGCTATTGCACCTAACTTATCATCAGCATTATTTGCAGGAGGTATGTCACAAGGCATTGAACCAATCTACAAGAATGCATTTGTACAAAACACCGCTGGTGGCAAAATGTTTAGATCTTCACCTAAGCTTAGAGAGATTATCAAGTCTCACGGTGAAGATGTAACAGCTGCAATGAAGCGTATCGTAGATGATAATGGTTCAGTTCAGAATGAAGATTATCTAACTGATGAAGAAAAGGCTGTGTTTAAAACAGCATTTGAAATTTCACCTGAAGCAATTATTAGACTTGCATCTGCTCGTCAAAGATATATTGATCAGGCTCAATCTATTAACCTTTTCTTTAGTGCCGATGAGAGTGAAGCCTATATCTCACAGATTCATCAAATGGCATTTCAGGATGAGGGTATTAAGTCATTATATTATATCAGGACTACTAATGGAATCAAATCAAACGCAGCAGGAGAATGTATCGCTTGTCACGCTTAGCCCAAGTCATTTTGTGCTAAGGGGTAATAGCAGAGACCGCAGAAAACAATTACGGGCGTTGTATCGTAAGTATAAGTATGTTCAAGCATATCAGTGGGGAACTACTGGTTATCGTATTAATGAATATTTAGCGTGGAATTAGTTATGACAATTGGACCAAGCAGACAAACAGATTACCCTAAAATTTTTAAAGATACAAAGTGGGATCGTAATTCGCGAAGTGATGATTTCTTTCTTTGTGACAATATGAATAAATTTGCAAAAGAATTTGATTTGCAAAGACATATGCCTTTAACTGGGCGCCAAGCTGCTATATTACATCAAAAATGGGAATATTATGCAGATCATTTAGATAGATTTAGATGTAAAGATGGCCGTATTGTTGTAATTACAAGTCCCTATCCAGGCCGTAGACCTGAACTAAAATCACATGGCCGAACAAGTAATATTCCGGGTCTTGATAGATATATTGACTTGTATTATGAAAAAGCTGAAACATATATTATGGTGTTTGACAATGCTGGCATGTTTAGAAACTATTTAAAATAATCTTACTGGGGAACTTCGGTTCCCCTTTTAATCGGAGAAAATCATGTATAAACAATTAGCTGAACTGGCGTGGGATATTATTAAACTCTTATTGAGGATTAAGAAATGACAAGTGATGACGTATACGATTTATTACAAGCAATAGCGCAACAGCCGTCTAAAAATGAAAAGATTATAATGTTAGCATATGGCCTTGAAGATGAGATGTTTGAAGATATTATATGGCATGCATATGACCCATTCATCATGTATGGTATTAGAAATGTAGAAGAGACTTTCAAAAATGGTCGGGATGTGTTTAATGATTCTACATTTACTTTGTTAGATAACTTAGCTAAGAGAAGGTTAACAGGTAATCATGCAAAGGCAAACATTAACGCTCACTTGCAAACACTAACATCTAAATCTCAAGTTTTATTCTGTCAAATTCTTAATAAAAGTTTAGATGCTGGCTTTGATGTTAAATCTATTAACAAGGCAAAGCAATCTGAATTCATGCCTATTAAGAAATATATGCGGTTTAGCCTTCCTAAGAATGTTAAGATGGATAAGTTTCCATTTCCTGCATTCTCCCAAGAAAAGGCTAATGGCTTGTTTGTAAACATCACTAAGAGTGCTGGTGATATTTCAATGCTATCACGTAATTACCAGCCAATGAATGTCTATGAGTACTATGATTTGATATTTGAATTAAGTCCTCATATGAAAGATGGATATCAGTATCATGGTGAATTATTAGTAGAAGTAAATGGAGAAATTCTGGAACGTAAAACTAGTAATGGTATTATACGCAGGGTTAATTTAGGCGGCAGCTTTAAGCCAGAAGAAAAACCTGTATTCATGGTTTGGGATCGAGTAAAGTTGTCGGGCATTGCTAACGGGGCAGATGATGAGCCTTATTACTCTAGATTAAATAACTTACACTTTGATTTACTACATCTATCTGATGTTAATCTAGGTATTGCATGTAAATGGACTCGAATAATTGATACTCGAATTGTAAATAATCTTCAAGAAGCAGAAGCGCATTTCATAGAACTTGTTAGACAAGGTAAAGAAGGTAGTATGCTTAAGAAACAAGATATGCTATGGAGAGATGGCACTACAACTAGTGGTGTTAAGTTTAAGAAAGAGTTTGAGTGTGAGTTAAGAGTCATTGAATTTATACCAGGAACAGGTGCTAATAAATATACATTTGGCTCATTATTATGTGTAACAGAAGATGGCGATTTAAGTGTTGGTGTGGGTAATTTAACAGACGCATTAACAGCAGAAATTTGTAAAAACAGTGGAGACTGGTTATACGCAATTATAGGTGTAACATACTCAGAGGTGATTTGCGATGAGAAGGGTAACTACTCATTATTTGAGCCTAAGTTCATTGAAAGACGCTACGATAAAGATGAAGCAGATACTCTAGAACATTTGTTGAATATTCAGGACGGTATATATGATGACGCCACTTTACATTTATGAAAGGCAGGTAGAAATTCTAATAATTGAAAAGAAGCATGCTATTCAGTTGTTAGAGCAAGAGCTTTTGATGAGAAACAGACAGTTAAAGAATCTATTTAAAATCCAGAAGGAAATCGAAAATGAAAATAAAGCTGAACAAGAAGTATAGAACACGTCACGGTAAAGTTGTCAGAATTATTGAGACGACAGAGAGTCCTGTGTATCCGTTTGGTACAAATGCTGATTATACAGTAACAAAGAATGGTAAGAGATTTGATTATGACGAATCAGATTGGGATTTAGTAGAACGTGTACGTAATTTTAAGTTTAAAGCGGGTCGTCAGTATTTTACACGAGAGGGAAATCCTGTAACATTAACAGATATAGAGCATTATGGTAGACATGTATTTAGTGGTGATAATGGCTATGACTATACAATAGACGGTAAACTGTATATTGATACAAAGTCTGAGTGCGATTTGCTCAGACCTCCTAAAATTAAAGTAGGTGGCATGTACGTAACACGTAGCGGTCAAATGGTTAGTATAGCAAAAACAACCAGTGACGTAGGGTTCTATAGATATGAATATAGTACAACTAATGGCTCCAAGTTTAGTGTAAGTAAATATGGTGAAATATTTGAAAATGAACAGTCTGATTTTGATATAGTTGATGTCTTTACTCCAGAAGATAAGAAGCTCTATATTGGTGCCAAAGGTCATGTGTATAGAGTTGAACTAGGGCTTGCAACTAAATTAACAGGATTGCTCAAGGGACAGCAATTTCCTATCGCAGAAGTGAGTCTTGTGAGTGAATTCAATGGACTCTGTTTAGAAGTTGGTAGTATGTATGTTAACGAACGTGGTGATAAGTATGAGATAATACACATTAGAGATGATGAACATGTTGTTGCAATGGGCGCGAATGACGACTCTTTGCGTATATACACGTGTAAGGGTTATTACAATGAGTGTGGTACATACAGTTACGAAGACTTAATTAAAGAGGTTTAACAATGGATCTATATGAAAATTATGGCGAAGAAGTAGATTGGGGTAAAGCAGCAGCTGAAGATGAGGACGAATCTTGGATCGACGATGATGAAGAAGAACTTGATGATGAATGGGAAGAGGAGGATGAATAATGGCATTTTATAGAGGTCAATTAAGTGAGTCTCAGGAATGGGATTACGATCCAGAACCAGAAGAAGAAAATTGGGAGGAAGATGGTGATCGTATCCTAGGGCCACACGGCTATCACAGAAACTGCATGTGCTACTCATGCAATCCACCGGGGTAGTTTATGAAAATTGAAATTCAAAAGAAGTACAAAACGCGATGTGGCTTCAAAGCGGAAGTACATCAAATCATCACATCAGTTAAGACTGATTATCCAGTGCTAGGGCGTTATTATGACACCGATTATGCAGAATGGATTGATGAAAGATGGATGTTAGATGGGCGATGCGATGAAAGCATTGTAGATAATGATTTAGATTTGGAAGAAAGATGAACCAAGAGGTTAAAAACATGTTACACAAATTTGATTTAATATCTGCTATTATCGGAATGATAATGGCAATAGCGGTATCGGTAGTTGTAGTTAATATTAAGTACGAAGGCTATCGTCAAGTCCACCAAACAAATATTGGTGGTGTTGTAATTGAAGGCAAGCACATTTATGAGCTTGTTGAATTAAGTGATCCAAGTCAAGGGGTAATAAGAAAATGATTGATTTAGATAAAGCATATGAAACACAAGATGGCCGCGAAGTTGTGCTTTTGGGTATTATTGAAGAGCGTTATGGCTATCCTGTACTTGGGTTGTATTTAGATGAGGGTGATTGGGAACATACTTCATGGACTATGGAAGGATTAGTTAATAAGAATGATCCATTCAATGACCTCAATCTTGTGGAAGTTGGTGACTCACAGCCCGTGCTACCCGCTGGCATCAGGGTGCCCAAATTTGGGCCAGAAACGGGGGCAGAGCTGGCAACCGCGTCTGAGGCATCCCTGCAGGCATGGGACAGGTTCCTCGTGCCGTCTGCGTAGCAAAAGCAGTACCTTAACGGGTTCGGGTTGTAATGCGAGTGTGCCAACCCCGTTAAATTAACCCTAATTTCAAATAAGAAGTTAGATTCTCATCTCGTATTAAGAACTGTAAGAGCATTGGGCAAAAGCGCACTAAGTGGGACCGCACAGATAAATATTAATTAATAATTTATCTTAAGGAATTCATCATGTCAGTCCAAATCCAACAAGCATTCGTAGTAAACGGTCAAACATTTGCAACTAAAGCAGAAGCATTAAACTTTGTTAGACGTCCATTGATCTTAGCAGCTATGTTAACAGCTGTAAGCAATCAAACAGACGTTGCAGAATGGTTAGTTGATAACCAAGACACAGTTGAATCTGCTTTTGAAAGTGGTACTATTCGTCGTGTGACTAAATCTGATTATAACAAATTGGAAAAAGCACTTGCGGAAATCACTTCAGGTTTCTTATTTGACAATGCAAAAGCTGTCTTAGATTCGTTCAGATGGCCTGCTGTAAAACGTTTAACTGCTGAAGAAAAAGTAGAAGCCGCTAAAACAGAAATCTTACAAGCATCAGGTAATCCTGAACTTGCTGATTATGTTGTTAGTAACTCTGCTGCTATCTTGGAAGCTTATAGCGCTGGCGTTGAAAAACGCGAAGTGTCACCCAAAGCTGCTGCTGGTTTAGCAGAATACCAAGCTAAGAAACGTGCTGAAGAAGATGCAGAAGCTGAGTCTAAAGGCCCAGAAGCTGTAGCTGAATTGGCTGCAAAACGTGAAGCTAATCGTTTAAAACGTGAAGCAAAAGCTGGTAAGTAATTTTTAACAAACACCCCTTGACCTTAATGGTTGAGGGGTTTTTAATCAAATTCAAAGGAAATACCAAATGAAAACAATTACCATATACACAACACATAAAGTTCGTGACCAGGTTATAACTATTGCTCGTAATGAAGGTAAAACTTTAGTTGAAAAATGCAATGAATTAGCGCTAACAGGTGTGTCTCTAGTTTCTGAAGAAGATCTTTTAAATACTTCAAGGGAAGCTCAAATGCGTGTAGTATTTGAATTACCAGAAGAGACTCAAATGTATGCAAATATTCCGTACGCTGCATATAGAAAAAGAGGTTTAATCAATGAATTTTTAGGATTGGCTTTAGATAAAGCCTTACAGACTTTTCCTAAAAATGCAATTGTTACACTTGAGTATAAAACATTAAAATGCTCTACTAATGCTGAATTGGAATTAATAAAACTTTTATATCCTGCTTGTAAAATTGATGGGATGGAAGTTAAAGTATCTTTAGCAAGTGACGAAGCATTTAAACGCTTAAAAGAGATTATTTCTACGCAATCAGGCATTAGCCTCAAACCTGACGTAACATCAGGCGCATTCAGTGTTATAAGTTCGGAAGGTAGAACAATTAAATTTGCTAGAAATGATTATGAATTCTTAGTAGAAATTAAGAATGGCTCAATATTGATTTTAGCAGACAATATTAGTGAAAACGATTTAATTATCTTAGGTCGTGATGTATTAGGTTTTATTAACAATGGTTAACAGTTATGAAAGAATTTGATAAGTGGATAGAGAGTGGCTATTACAAATATGATCCTATAGAAGGTAAGGTTGTGTCTATCTTTGGTTGGATTTTAGGCTTTACTGCAAATAGCCAAAGAGGTGGACAATATTTAATTAATTCACGTCAAGGGAGAATGCAAACAACAATGGGGCGTCTTGCATGGCGATTATATTATGGTGAATGGCCTGATAAAAGGCTGCAGTATAAAGATGGAAATTCATTCAACATAAAGATTTGTAACTTATACATTGCAAACCGGGAGCTACCAGCTGTCGGAAAATTTTCAACATTACTAAAAGGTATTTCAAATGAATCAAAAAGAAGTTAGAAGATTATTCGATTATGACGCGATCACAGGTTGCTTATATTGGAGAGATTCAAAATTTAAGCAAAGCCATAATGCTGTAAGATTCGATCCTGATAGAAATCGAATCATTCAGGTAAACCACAGGATGTATGTTGCGGCACGACTTGTGTGGACATATCATCATGGCGATGAACTTACGCAATTGGATTATATAGGTTATGTCGATAACAATAAACAGAACACTAGAATTGAAAATCTATATCTGAAAGATGGCACAAGCGTTAAAAGTGTTTATAGAAATATTAGACCAACAGTATCAGCTGAGAGAGTTGTGTATGATGTCGCTATGAATCACAAAGGTAAAGTTATTTCAAAAAGATGTAGAACATTGACAGAAGCACTAGAGTATAGAAATGCTAAACGAAGTGAACTTGGTATGAAATTTATTGGGATGGACGCATGAACATTATAGTAATTAAGAGTACAGAAGATGAGTTAATTACAATCAACTTTAATGCAACAGAGAGTATAGCACTTTATTCAGATGATAAGAAGTACTATGTAGGCGTTTCATATCCTACTCACAATAAATGCCACACTGTCACATATGAAACTTGGCATGAAATAGCTCGTGCATTAAGATTCCAATGGAGCAAATTATGTTAATTAAGTTTATGACAAAAAGAGGCAGTCTCGTTTGTGTTGATACTGATAGTGTTCGTAATATTGCTATTGATAAGCGTATAATTGCGCTAAAGTATAAAGGGCCAAATGAACACACTAGACGGTATATTGTTTCAAGAGAAACTTCAATGAAGGTAATTGAACAATTCAAGAAGTGGGAAGAATGCCTCTAATAATATTATTTTTAATATTATCGTCAAACGTCAGCGCCTTCACGGGCGTTGACATCGATGGTGATAAGTTTGAGTACAAACACAATATGATGTATTCTAAGAAACCTATTGTCATGGCATGGGTTGGAGATATACTTGGTGGACATCATATTCATACATTTATTGCAAAAGTGGAGAAGCACAATGTTAAAATTAGAAATGGGCAAAAAGTACAAAGATCGAAACGGCCAAGAATGGGAGATCATATACATAAGTGATAAGGAGATTATGTACCCTGTAGTTGCAATGTATACACACGACTATGGTGCTATAGAGCCTAAAACGCATATGTTAAATGGTAAATTCGTTTGTGAAGATCAGGAGCTTGACTATGACTATTCTGAATATGATCTGATTGAGGAAGTGCAATGAACTGTAAATTTACTATGTTTAAACCTAAAGGCGCATTCGAGAAAGAAGCACTTTATCCACGTATTGCTGCAGGGTATAGAGGCGCATTACAGCGTGAAAGAAAACTCTCTAGCACTTTGCAAGTAATTGTCTTTGACCCAATAACAGGCAAACAACGCCATATTGGGGATTTACCCGCGACTTATGGAAATGCCTTCCCTTATGAATACAGGGTAGCTACATTCGAAATTATAAAGCGTAGTGGTAATAATATAACATTAGTAGTCACCAGTGTTGTAGCAAATCCCTATTTAGCAGTCGGTGAAATTGAGAGAATCGTTGATAGTACACCGCATGTTTTCGAGAATGACAGCAGTGCTGGCCATAAAATCTTAAACGAGTCTAAACATTTTAAACGAGCCGCAGTAGGAGACACAGGCTTCCTTGAAAGAGCGTCAGGCATAATTGATGTAAATCTTTATTTTGGACAGGATCATTTTTCAAAAATCGGACAAGTCTGTGGAAGTACGCTAGATAAAAAGTACAAAATGGCTACATTCGAAATAGTTTCAGTAGGACGCCATGGTAAGTTTTTAGAAGTGCGCGAAGTGATTGAAGACCCCTACATTATGGAAAGCAAAATTGCAGCATTGCTTGAATCGAAGAAGAGATGGCGTTATTAAATTTAATTGAGGAAGTGAAATGAGTTACTGTGCATTATATTTTATTAGTTTAGTCGGTACACCATATGTTATCTATGACAATGCTGTGTACTCAAATCAACCGATTCCAGGTATGACAACTATTGTTGTCACTCAAGAGATTCTGGATCACTTCATTGAACAAAATGAGGCAAACTGTAATGATTGAAGTAGATAAAGAGTATAAGAATCTTAATGGTCAACGTATTCGGATATTATTTAAAGAACACGATCAGTTTGTAGGCGAGAACATGTTTAACGGTGATCTTGAGTGGTACAGTAAAGAAGGTCACGGATATGTTGATTTAGTCTTAGAACAACCACTAGATCTTAAAGCAGGGGATACTTGGTTAGATCATTGGAATAACCACGTGTTTATCGCTAGTATTAGCCCTAGCGGAAGGTATCCTGTTATTGGCATTATGTATCCTAACACCATCGGGCACACAACTGCACGCTATGCTATAGATGGTAAAGCAGAATGCGCTAGTCACTACCCTTTAAAGGAGAAAATAAAATGAACTTTATAAAAGTCACAGATCAAGGGACTAATGTATTGATTAACCTTGATAGAATCTCAGAAGTATGTATTTCAAAATCTGGAAAGAATTTCTCTGTAAGGATTTCATATGATGAACTTGATGCTTGGTCAAGCTATTTGTTAAATGATGAAGATCTAGCTAAAATTGAAATTGCAATGGGGTTAAGATAATGATTGAAGTTGGCAAAGAGTATAGAAATGGGGACAATCATCGTGTTTATATAATATATGAAAAAGATGATAAATTTGTCGGTGTTGATTTATTCAATGAAGATCTTGATTGGTATTTTGGGAATGGTGTATGTACATCTGTTAATGAGTCTCTAGTGATGCCTATGAAACTAGAAATTGATCACATATATAGTAACGCAGACGGTGATCGGTATATTGTTAAACACTATGATGGTTATGGCAATTATTGGGCCGCTAGACTTGGTCAAGCGTGTAATGGTTCTTGGTTCTATGAGGATGGGAGATATTATAAACACGAAGAAACAAGTCATGATTTAGTTAAGGAGGTATTCCAATGAGAGTTGGCGATAAAGTTATAGTACGAGGTGTACAAGGCACATTAGTACATATTGATGAAAATCCTAACACTGGTTTACCGTATTTGACGGTAACCTACAAGGATGGTCGAAGTCGAGCGGAATGGGTCAGTGAAAAGGAATTAACGGTGCCGCCTAAGTTTAAAGTAGGTGAAATGGTAAAAGATGGTTTTGGTACCGAGTATTTTATTGCTAGTATTTGTGAGGCTAGTAGTATGAATTACCCTATGTTGGGAATTCGTAATATAAATAAACATAACGCTTATTGTGAAAGTTTTACAATTGATGGGCGTATGCTTCGTGACTGTGGATCTGATGATCCACGTAATTTAATTTCTAATTAATTTTCTTCCTCCTACTGCCCTTCGGGGTGGTAGGAGGCCCCTTATTTTTTTTTTTTTCTTATGAACGATATAATATTAGGCTCCACAATAACAGATACTATCGGTAGAACATTACAGGTAGCATATAAATCACCAACAGTAGTAATAACAGGGCAAGATACTACGATACAACCGCCAATGGGGGTAGAAACAGAATTTAATTGGTATATGAGTGATGGTTCATATTGTCGATCTTCACGATCAACTTTCTATATTGTCGTATAGACTTAACCCCGTTAAATTAACCCTAAAGCCGCTCCCCCTGAATTATAATCCATTAGTTGTTAATTCTTAGTTATTAATCAATAATAATTAATCTAATAAATATATCCTTTAGGGGATCCCTGACTTTTTCCTAAAGGGCAAAGCGCTGAGACATATAGAAAACCCCGTTAAATTAACCCTAAGATTAATAATAATAAATAATTGTTAATTTTTAAAATAGAGGGCTACGGAGACGTAACTCATTGAATGCAAACTGAAATGTGAGTAAACTATGAACACACAGACAAAGCCACTGAAGAGAGAAGATGGTGTCAAGATACAACGTCTGAGTAATTTAACTGCTGGTGGACGTTTGAGTGTAGCTAAGCTTAAAGATTTAGGGTTTGATCCTATTGAAGCATTAGTGCACCAGTATAGATTCTTAGAAGAACAATTACAATATTATAATGACTGGCGTGATAATAAAATAGTACCATTAACATCTACAGGTAAGACTAAATGGTATAATGAACAGACACATATGAACCTAATAGATAAGATGACAGCTGTGTCAGATAAACTGTTGCGTTATAAATATGGACGTGTTCCAGAGACTAATATTATAGAAGATAAAATGAGATCCCCATTAGTTATTAATTTAACTAAAGAAGGTGATACACACATTATAGGAGAATACAATGATGATAGTGACGACGATATTGACTACGATTAATATATGTGCTTATTTCATGTTAGCATTGACAATGATTGTAGCTATAGTCAAAAAGAAAGTTCCCCAAATAATTATTGATGTATTACTCTTTATATCATTATGTAATATTTTAATGTACTTAATAGGACTCTATTATGAATGAATATCACCAGTTATTATTTGTGGCTATGCAAGTAGTATTTACAATACTAATAATTATTCTTATACCTAAAAACGAACAACTAGCAATTAAGGCCCTATTATGTCAAGCAGCAATAGCGATATTATCATTAATTTGGATTACATTATAATGTTTACTAATTTAATTATGTTTGCATCATATGCCTTTTTAGAGACATCAACATGGGTTATTGTTGTATTGGTGTATTTAGGTATATGCGTTTTAAATGATCTCATTGACTTAGTACTATATGATTAACCTTCATCCCGCACAATCTGAAATATATAAACATTTATTTGTAGAGCAGAAATTAAGATATGCTGTAGTGTGTTGCGCTAGGGGTTGGGGTAAATCATATATGGCTGCTGTATGTGCAGTTACAGCTGTATTTGAATTACTCGAGCTAGCAGCTAAGGTGCCTAATAAGACAGTGTACATCATTGCTCCTACTTATGATCAAGTAAAGGATATTTATTTTCCTTTAATAGCATACGACTTGGGAATAGAAGACTATGCTATCAAAATGTCCCGTGACTTAGGACGATTTTGGTTCGCTAATAATGTTGAATTAAGATTATTATCATATGAATCAGTAGAACGTATGCGTGGCAAAGGTTCTTATTTTGTCGTATGGGATGAGATTTCATCATGTACCAAAGGTCTTGGTGCTGAAGACGCATGGATGTCTGTAATACAGCCTACTATTGCCACTAGATGGTCTAATAAAAGAGCATTAAGTTATGGTGCTAGAAGTCCTGGGCGTTCATTAGTTATTAGTACACCCAAAGGATATAATTTCTTTCATACGTTATCTACATATCATGAAACAGATCCTGATTGGGGATTTTATCAATATGATTATTTACAATCACCATTCTTAGATCAACAAGAAATAGAAAAGATTAAAGATAAGATTGACCCAGTAACATGGGCATCAGAATACTTAGCACAATTTGCTGAATCAGGCAACAGTGTATTCTACTGTTTTGATCGTAAGAAACATGTTGATGCTACATTAGAAGACCTTATGGAAGGTGAAGATGTTCATATATGTATTGACTTTAACGTCATGCGTCAGTGTTCTAGTGTCTTCACACTTAGAGGGCATCAAATGCAATTTATTGATGAGTTCCAAGGGCATCCTGATACAGAATCACTGGCTATTGCTATTAAAGAAAAATATAAAGGCCATAAGATATATGCATATCCAGATCCCTCTGGTCGTGCTAGAAAGACTTCAGCTCCAGTAGGTCGTACTGACTTTAGTATATTAGAGACCTATGGCATTATATGTAGAGCACATAAAGCTGCACCACCTATTATTGATAGTGTAGCCGCTGTAAATCGTAAACTATTAACAGCTTCAGGTAAAATAGACCTGTATGTACATCCTAGATGTTCCGGTACTATTTTATCTCTTGAAAGAACAAAATGGACAGACCGCAACTTAGATATCGCGACTATTGATAAGTCCGAAAATATAGAGCATTTTTCTGATGGTATTAGATATGCCACAGAATACCTCTATCCAATACAAACGGGCGGGAAACGGGTTTCTCGTGGTTTCAACTTTTAAGGATAATAAAATGGAAGCACAAGATTGGGTAAATGTCGTATTGAGTGCTGGAGGCACGATTGCCACAGCCGCATTGGGACTACTTATGTCTAAGTTTAATAAGTTAGAGGCAGATAACGATTCTGTTGCAAAGGCTATTAGTGATGTTAAAATCCTTATTGCTAACGATTATGTGAAGAAAGTCGAACTTAATCAACAGCTACAAGATATCTCTAAAAAGTTAGATAAGTTAGAAGATTTAGAAACTCAAATGGCTACGCAATATGCTCGTAAAGAAGATCTTAAAACCCTAGGTGAAAGCCTAGGAAAGAAATTAGATCAAATACTCGATAAACTAGAAAGAAAAGCTGATAAGACAGATTGGAGGGGCAATGGCTAGAAGCAAAATTAATGCACCAACAACTGATTTAGTTACAGATACAGGTAGTGTATTATGGTCATTTATCAAGGGTGAGCAATTAGAATTTCCTATTACACTTAAATTTTTAGATGATGCTACTGCTGGTTATACATATGAAGCTGTAGTAATTGAAGCAGATAATGCTAATAATAAAGGTTTGCCTACAGCAGCATTAACTAGTGGTGTACAAACAACAATCGCTACTAGAGTACCTACTAACCGTGGTACATGGGATGCAGCACAAGCTTATAACAGAGAAGATGTGGTGTTATACAATGGTGTATATTATCGATTATATGATGGCTTAATTCGTGTTAGCGCATTAACGCCTGATTTAGATGCTACGTGGGTTACTACTCAATTAAATAAAATATACATTAGATTCCCTAGTACATTAGGTTCTACATGGGTTACACAGCCGACAGTTGCTAAGTCGTCTTATGGATTCTTTGAGTTAAGAGTTACTGAGAACAGTGCTACATTTCCTCGTACATGGAAACCTGTTCGTGGTTTAGTTGAAATTCAATTCAGTCCAACAGATCTAGTGCCATGAGTGAACAACTAGATACTGATTTAGTATTCAGTGAAATAGTTACTGATGCTATAATAAATGAAATAACTGCTAATGATGTAGTGACAGATATTGTTACAGATACATCATCAATAGATTTAGAGGCTCTATATGCTACTTTAGAATTACTTTCTACAGTTATTACTCCAGAATTAGTATCTAGTGTGTCCGCTAATGAAATAACTGCTATAGAAGTTATAAATGAAAATACAGCTAATTTAGCTAATAAAGATATTATTGGTAATAAATCTAATTTAGCTGAAAATGCTGCTATGCTAATTGGAGCCTTTCAATATTTTCCAGAAAAGCTGTCATCAACTGAATCATTAGTAAAGATATTACAATACAATCGAGAATTGTTTGAAGAATTTCAAATACCTGAAGAAATATCTTTACAACTTACTTCTAAAACACTTGATGAGTTTTTCAAACGTGAAGAAATATCTTTAAATCCTATTGCTAATAAAGAAGATGTTGTAGTAGTCTCAGAACTAGTTACTGAAGAATTGATTAAAGCATTGACAAAGTTCTTTAATGATGAAGTCCGTACTATTGAATTTGTTGACTATTATGCAGGCAACTCTCGTGGTGGCCATGATGGCAAGAGAACTGCTGATGCTGTCTCAATGTACCCGACAACACGTTATAACGAAACTAAAAACGGCATTGATCTGTTTTTAAAGACTATTTATAAAAATGTCAATGAATCATTACATGTAATTGATAATGTCATTGCAGCGGGTGGCGATGCAGCTAATACTAATAAGCTAACTGAAACTAAACAAATTAGGGATACATTGCAAATATTCCTACAAAATTACTTTGCCGAAGACTACGTTGATTTTGGATACGTAGCGGAAGGCTATTCAATTCAAGGATAAAAATGTTAACTGAAGAAATTAAGGCTTTAGGGACAGTGTCCTTTGAGCTTACAGATGAATTCGGTAATGTGAAAGACTCTGGTTCTAATAACTTAATTGTTAACACAGGCCTCAGCTATATTACTGGACGCATTTTAAATAATATAATCACACCTGTTAGCTATATGGCTTTAGGGACTGGCACAACAGCTGCATCATTGCTTAATACTGGTTTAGAAATTCCATTAGGGCCTAGAACCGCTTTGACAGATTCTAGCCAAGTGACTACTAATGTATTAAACGATTCTGTACAATATACATGTGCTTTTGCTTCTGGTGTCGCTACTGGTGGTATTACTGAAGCAGCATTATATAACGCTGAAACAGCGGGCATAATGATCGCTAGAACAGTGTTTCCTATTATCAATAAAGGGCCGCTAGATGTATTAGCGATTGTCTGGAAGATAACAATTTACTAAGGATAAATATGTTACAAGATAAAATGAAATCAGAAGGCACTGTTGCTTTAGTTCTTAAGAAAGCTGATGGTGCGATTAAAGAAGAAAGAGTTTATAATAGTATTGTAAATAACGGAAAAGTGTTTTTAACATCTAGATTGTTTGCCGCTGCAAGTGATGTATTCACATATCACATTGGCATTGGTGGTAGCAATACAGCTGTTGCTCTGACACAAAATAATTTGTTAACTGCATTCGGTGACAGATTAGAATCTGAGACTCCCGTAGCTGTTACTACAAGTATTGCTAATGATACAATACAATTTGTAGCAGAATTTGGCATTAGTGAAACAACACTAGCTATTCAAGAAGCAGGTTTATTTACATCCTTAACAGGTAATACTATGATAGCAAGAACAGTATTTGGAATGATTACAAAAGCTCCAGACGATACTCTTACTATTACGTGGAAAATTCAACAAACATAGGTGATGATATGCCACTCATCACTAGAGTAGGGAAAGGCAGTCCTCTTACAAATGATGAGATGGACTCTAATCTATTATATTTAGATTTTTCAAAAGTTAGTGTAGGTTCTTCTATATTTTGGCAAGAAGGTTTTTATAAAGCAAAGAACATTGTACAATATGAGAATACTACCTATATTAACAATTTTGATACGAGTGCAGTTCCAGGTTTAAATGATGAATGGATAGCGATAGCTGGATCATCTGGTAGTAGTGCAACTACACTTAAGTTTACATCAGAAACACTAACAGTTTCTGATGGTAAAATAAAGCCTAAGAGAAAGCCTCGTGACGGTGCTACGTGGAGTTGGCTATTATTAAGTAACCCTATTCAACCATTATTGCCGGGTGTTTATTCTGCATCTTATATTAATGCTGGTACACAATATAACGGTCAGCAAATTAATATTACATATATGTATAAAGAGAATCCATTCTTATTGACGGATCGCTCAAAAACTAATTCTATTATAATACCTAAATTAAATAAAGTATTTAAAGAAGTATCTTCAAAATCACATTCTTTAACATTTAGAATTAATGCTATACTTTCAACACCTGCCACACTTGTCGAAAAGATTAATAAAGATATTGTGCAAGGTGATGAGTATGTATATGTAAATACGTTAGACTATTTAAAACATTCTCGTGGTCAATATCCACGCTATACAGACAGCAGTATTTCGAGCAGTATCGTTACATATACCTTAGAAAAGAAGGGCGGTATATTGAATTATGGTACAATAGCTATAGATACTACGTTCTCACAAGACTACGGTAGCGTTAGTAATAGTGCCACTGAAACAAGAATTTATGGCGGATTGGTATGACAACACCTACTATTGCCGTTCAGTACAGAGGTGGTACTACTACTGAACACGAAGCTTTTACAGGATTGTTAAGAGAATTAACAATAGATACCACCAAACATACAGTAGTTGTACATGATGGCACAACACCTGGCGGATTTCCGTTACAAAAAGAATTAGTATCTGGACAAACCTTAAAAACATTAAACTCTCAGTCTTTATTAGGGGAGGGTAATATTGTAATTACTCTTCCTGTTGCAACTGATACAACCCTAGGCGGTGTTAAAGTTGATGGCACAACCATTGCAGCAGAAGCTGATGGTACACTAACAGTTATTGGTGTAGGGGGGAGCTCTGCTAATCCTGCAGCATTTGCTACCTTTACATTGGTAAATGGAGAGCTTATTATTAATCATTCCTCCTCCTTTACATTGTCAATGGTGGATGGCGAATTTATTGTGGAGTATGTATAATGACAATAAGTAATTTGGGCAGAATAACTATTGTACCAAAAGGAGATTGGGTTGCCGGAAACTATAAGCCTTTAGATTTAGTAAGATACAATAATATGTCTTATTTAGCTAAAGTGGCAACTTCCGCGTTACCTACAAATACTACTGACTGGACACTTATTGTATCAGACGGATTGTCTTTGTATAATTGGATTAAGTACGCTGATGACGAAACAGGCACAGGGTTGTCAAATTCACCTGTAGGTAAATCTTATATTGGTATTGCTACCAATAAAAGTTCTGCAACGGAATCTACTGTGGCTGCAGATTATGAATGGATTTTATTCAAAGGAAATCCTTCGTATACTTGGATAAAATATGCCGATGATGCAATAGGTACAAATTTATCAAATTTGCCAACAGATAAGCTTTATATAGGGATAGCATCTAATAAAGCCGTAGCAACTGAATCAGATGTTGCTACGGATTATGAGTGGAGTTTACTTAGAAGCGCTCCATTTTATACGTGGATAAAATATGCAACAAGTGATACAGGCACAGGTATGTCGGATTCCCCTACCGGAATGACATATATTGGTATTGCAGTTAATAAAACAACAGCTACTAAATCAACAACAGCTTCTGATTATACGTGGAGTTTAATAAAAGGCTCTGATGGGGTTAGTGGTGTAACAACAGGAAAATCTATTGCCATGGCAATGATATTTGGAGGATAAATGGCAGCACCTAATATAGTTAATGTTGCAAATATATATGCTAAAACAGCATACTTAACACCCAGTGTAAATACAGCAGTTGTATTGATAGCTAATCCAGCTAGTAGTGGAAAGGTTTTGAAGATAAATACAATTATGGCAGCTAATATTGATGGAACAAATTCTTACGGTGCTACAGTTGCACTATACAATAGTGGATCCGCTTCACAAGGTAATGCTCCAAGCGGTGGTACTGCGTATCCATTAGTATCTGTAATATCAGTACCTGCAGGAGCTACTCTTAATGTTACAGATAAATCAACTGCGCTTTATGTTGAAGAGGGTATGTCAATTACTGTCACGTCAGCTGCTGCTAGTAAATTTACATTTATTGCTAGTTATGAAGAACTGTCGTAAGAGGAGGCTTTATGGCTAACAGATGGAAAGGCAATATGATTGCTGTTTCAACATCATCTAGTGGTACTGACTTTACAGGAAGAGCAGACGGTGTTTGGAGTCTAGATAAGCAATTACAACAAAAACAAAGCAGTCTTTGGGCAAAAGCTCTGGCAAAGGCTGGCGCTCCTACTATTGGGACCGCTAGTTATACATCAGGTGGTAATGCCTCTGTATCTTTTAGTGCTCCTTCAAGTGATGGTGGTAGTCCAATTACGGGATATAAGATATATGCAAATGGTTCATTTAAAACTACAGTCGCAAGTAGTCCCGCTTCTATAACAGGCCTATCTGATGGTACTTTGTATCAGTTTACTGTAGTAGCTGTTAATGATTCAGGAGATGGTCCTTTTTCAAACCTTAGTAATCAAGTAGGTATAACCGTACCTTCTCCTCCTAGTTATGTTACGCTTGGTCCAGTAGAAAATTACAATCATCCTGTTTGGGGAAATATGCTTGCAATGAAAATTAGTTTTGGCCCATCTCCAAATAATGGCGGAAGTCCCCTTACAGGATATAGACTTCGATTACCAGCATTAGGAATAAATACCAACCTTAATGATGCTTATACAAATATGCTGTTTGCTACAAATAATCTTAATTATCCCGGTTATGCAACTTCAGCATTTACTGGTAATACTTATTATCAAGCTACTGTGACAGCTGTTAATGCTATTGGAGAAAGCAACGCAACTTATAGTAATAATTTCTTAACTCCGGTTACAATTGGCAGCAGCTATCAGGGCGGCTATTATGCGGGAACGGTTGTTGATGCAGGAACTACTTATAAGATTATTGCTTCACCACTTTCAGGTGGTATGAATTCTACTGCAGCAGCGATAATGGTTGACAACGGCACCTACAGACCAGACTGGGGGACCCTTTCACTTACAGCGGGGCCGTCTAATAGTAGCTATTTAGCTAATAATCAAAATTCTTCTGCCGCGCAATTTTGTGAAAATTCAAATTTGAACGGATATTCGGATTGGTACTTGCCATGTAAAGCTGATAAAGATTTGCTGGAGGTTGTCTCCCCCTGGCCCTCTGGAGAGGGTCTTTTAGGTCCAACCTGGACTTCAACACAAACTGGAAATAATACAGACATGTATATTTTAAATCAATACGGTTCTGGTAGATTTTGGAATAGCTACAAAGCACGTATGGTCAGAAGAACAACTTAATAAAGGATAAATAAAAAATATGTATGTAAAGATAACTTACGTTGATTCCGCAACAAAAATCCCTTGTACCAAAGCTCCCATGACTAATGGCCCAAGTTTTCCAAGCTTAAAAGGTCTTTGTGGAATCTTTGGCATTACTGAGGATTTAACAAATATTTCAATAAGCCCAGATGGTAGCTACGAAACTGCACCTATTTTTTATGGGATGTGCGAAGATGATGCGGATATTCTAGCATCTGGATTTCTTGGAGAAATTTCAAAAGAAGAATATGAAGCCGCAAGAGAAACAGAGCATCTTGCAAGAAAGCCATACCCTTCTTGGATTGGCAAGCCTGATACATTAGATTGGGCAGCTCCTGTACCGATTCCAGAAGATGGCAAGCCGTATTATTGGAATGAAGAACTTCTGAATTGGTCAGAAGTACCTTCTACTGCAATTTAAGAGAGTTTTTCTCTTCAATCGAGCTAGGCGATTTTACCTAGCAAAACCCGGAGGATTACATGGCTGAAATGACAACACCAAATATTTTTACAATGCCACAAACTGGTGGTAACAACGACATGGGTATGGGCGCAATTACACCATTAATCTTAGGCGCGGCATTATTTGGCGGGAGAGGCGGTTTGTTTGGAAATAACAATGACGGAGCTGCTGTAGCAGCGGCAGCGGTTGAACGTGGCGCAACAGTCGCTGAAGTGCAAGGTATTGTTAACGGTATTACCGCTATGCAAGACATTGGTTCTGCAAGACGTGAAATCGGTAAAGTAGAAAAAGAGATTTGGCAAGCTGAAGGTGATTTACAAGCTGCAGTAACAGCTTCTGGAAGCGCTGTTCAAAACCAAGTTCTACAGTCTCAAATTGCTTCAATGCAAGGTCAATCTAATATTATTAATAGTATTGATAGCCACACTGCGCAATTAGAAGCTGGTCAAGCAGCGACTAATGCGGCACTTGCAGCTGGCTTTGCAGCTACCGCTCTTGCATCTAAAGATGCGGTTATTGATGGTTTACGCAATACACAAATCATTACAGCTAATGCTGACAACAACACTAAAGATGTTCTTGCGGCTATTGCTAACCTTAAAGATACATTACCTAATTCTCGTGAATTAGAATTACAACGTCAAGTTGGTGTATTACAAGGTGAATTATTTAACTCTACAACACAAGGTGCAATTAGAGCATCTACTATTGAAGTTAACCAAACAGTTAACCAAAATAATTTACAGCAACAACAACAACAACAAATGCAAGGCATTATTGGTGTATTGAACGGTTTAGTTGGCGAATTACAACGTAACACACAACAAACAATTGCTATTGGAAGCACCTTAACGGGAAACGCCCAAACAGCGACCAACAATCGTGTGAACGGATAGACTATGGATCTGACTCAATCATTAGAGGAACGAATCCGATTACTGCAATCACAAATCCAACCGATAAAAACTACGGTCTCAAAGAGCGTGGACGACGTCGAGGAAAAGATGAGAAAAGTATTTCAGGAAGAGATGTCCAAGCTAAGCACGAGTCTTAACCAAAATGTTGCAGCTAGTGTGAATCCCATGCTAGCTGCTCTTGGTTCTGCACTATCGGAAGAAGAACAAGTATGGATATCGCAACCTGAAAATCAGGATAAGGTCACAGATTTCTTTAGAACCGCTGAAGGCCAAGCGATAACCAGACGATTTATGATGTCGTATAAGGAATACAAATGCAAGTAGTACATACAATTAAATTATCAGTAGAAGAATGCGATGCGGTATTTAGTCCTGCTGAAAAGGCAGGGGCTATTAAAGAAAGCGTAGCATTTGTACCTGAAGAGAAAATAGCTAAACAAGCTGAGTATAGAATGGCTTTTGAGGATGCTTTACACAAATTAGTGTCAGAAGCGTTTGAATATGGTTATAACGTAGGCGCTAATACCGCTAACACTAAAGATACAGAAATGTACAAACCAGCCTAGGAGTTTACAATGTACGCAAATATTTTAGAAGATATTATTGAAGAAGTCGTTGATCTTGTAGTGCCCGACGATGTGGCTGAAGAAGTTGTTGAAACAATCGTAGAGGAACTATTATGACAAACAGTTTAGATAAAGCATTTAAAGATGCAGGAAAAGCTATTAATCACACTGTACATGAAGCTGCAGATGTTGCAGAAAAAGTTGTGACTAATCCTGATGTACAAGAAGTAGCAAAAGAAGTTGCTATTGGCGTTATTGTTGCAGCGGTATAATTATGGAACTTAGCGATAAAGGCGCAGAAGACTTAAAAGGTTCTGAAGGGTTTAGATCGCAACCGTATCCAGATGGTGAGGGCGTCCCTACTATTGGCTTTGGCAGTACTTTCTATGAGAATGGTACTAGAGTCACATTAAAGGACGCTCCCATTACTAAGGAGCGAGCGTTACAAATCTTCAAAGTTACCCTTAAGCAATACACAAGTGCAGTTGATAAAAACGTAACTGTACCGTTAACACAAAACGAATTTGATGCATTAGTAGAATTTACATATAATGTAGGTGTAGACGCTTTTAAAGGTTCTACATTATTGAAACTACTTAATGCAGGGGCACCTAAAAATCAAGTGGCTGCTCAATTCCTTAGATGGAATAAAGATGAAGGTAAAGTCGTTCCAGGCTTAACCAATAGACGTAAACGTGAATCAACTAAATTTTTAGGAAAATAAAATGGCAGATCAGCAAGAAACATTAACCGTAGCACCTAAAGTTATGGCTAAGGTACAACCAAAAGAATTTGTAAATAAAATTACATCTAACTGGAATATTACACCTACTGAAATTGAAGAAGAAATCACAGCTTTGAATAGCGTGACAAATGAATATTTTGAAGGCACTATTGTTGAATTTAATAGACTATTAGAGGCTTAGTATGACATACGGCCCTACTAAGACAGTTGCGGATCCTTGTCAAGCGTATGAGTATCTTAAACCTTCGTGGAATAAGGCACGTGCTGTATGCAATGGGGAACGTACTGTAAAAGAGCTGGATCAGTATATTGATCTAATTAGATTTAGCAATTTGCTGATACCCTTCTCTACAACAATGAGCCAAGCTCAATATGACTTTTATAAGTCAGAAGCTGAATTACCAGGCATTACTGCACAATTTGCTAAGATGCTTGTTGGGGGTTTATTAAGAAAAGCTCCTATATTAACATTACCGGATGAAGTTCCTGAAGAAGCTAAAGATTGGCTTATCAATAATATCGGACGTGATGACTCTACACTAGTAGCATTTCTTGATGAATTATTGTGGGAAGAAATTAATACATCCCGTGCATGGGTATTTGTAGATTATCCATCTGTCAATAATGTTGAAAACTTAGACAAAGAAACTAGAGATATGATTAAACCATATCCTATTTTGCAAAAAGCCGAAACAATTGTTAATTGGGCAACAGCTGTAGATATATTTGGTAAAACAGTTTTAAAATATGTAATTGTTAAAGGTTACTCAGACGATTATACTATTAACGAATTCCATGCTATGAGAGTCCCTACGGTCTGGGTACATGAGTTAAACGAAGAAGGTAATTACCAAATTCGTAAGTTCATGGGCACAACTAAAGACAATGGCGATCAAACTCTTAAAATAGGAGGTATTGGTGAGAAAGCGCAGCAATTACTACCTTCAGGCCATTTCGAGTTAATAGAAACATTCGACAATATACTTAATAACGGGGAACCGCTAAAGCATATTCCTGCATGGCCTGTTAATGGTAATATAGAACCTATTATGCCATTATTAATGCCTATCGTAGATAAAGAAATTAGCCTATATAATAAAATTAGTAGACGAAATCATTTACTATACGGTGCAGCTACTTATACACCTGTTATTATGTCAGATATGCCTGATGAACAATTTGATGAAATTGTAGACGCTGGATTAGGGTCTTGGATAAGATTACGCCAAGATGATAAAGCAGATGTCTTAAAAACACCCACAGACGCATTACAAGATATGCAAAAAGCTATTGAAGCATCTATTGATGAAATGGCTAAACTTGGCATTAGAATGCTTACAACTGAAAATGAACAATCAGGTATTGCATTAGAAATTCGTAATGCTGCTCAGACGGCACAATTAAGTGTGTTGAGTACAAAAATCTCTAGTACATTAAAGCAAGTAATATGCTTAATGGTTAACTGGAGATATGGCCTGCAAATTGATTCATGTGATATTGTGTTTAATTTATCCGCAGATTTTGATCCAGTGCCCTTAGGTGCTGATTGGTTGAATCTTGTCACTCAATGGTATCAATCAGGGTTATTACCTAGAACTGTGTGGCTGCAGATGCTAAAAGCAAATGATATTCTTGATTCTGAATATGATGATGAAGCTGCATTACAAGAAGTAAACGCAGATCCTCAGATTATACCTGCAGCAACTAAGTATAATGACCAGTATGCGATGCAAACAGAAGCTATGGCATCAGGCTCTAAACCGACTCCTCCGAAGGAATAGTTATGAAAAGTGTAAAAAGAAGTATGGCCTTGAAGGGCAATCAAAATGCCAAAGGTGCACGTGGTGGCGCAACTGTTGGTACTATTGGCGGTTTATTTGGTGCTCCTGGTTCCTTAGTGGCTGGTATGGTTGCACAGAACCACGCTAACAAAACATTAGGTTCAGCTAACAAAGCGCAGGGCCAACGTGTTTTAAAAAGACAACGTCAAGCATCTACTTCAATGGGTGCAACATATGGCGCATTATCAGTTGGTACTAAAGCAGCTCTGGTTGCACATCCTGCAACATTTGTTTTAGGTGCTAAAGCATATACACCATTATTATTAGCGTCTGGCATGGGGATGACAAAAGGTGCCGTTGTTGCTGGTATTGGTGGTGCTATTGTAGGTGCAGCTATCGGTGGTGGTGCTAACTATTTAGCGTCTCGCGCAGGTTCAGCTATCATTGGTGGCCCTAAAACAAATACGCCTAAGCTATACCATGCAAGAAGTCCTGCAATGGCTAACGCTAAGGCATTGCAAAAGCACATGAAAGCTGGCAAACCGCTTCCAACATTTGGAACTGTAAAATTGAAAGGTGTATAATTTAGTTTAGGAATAACAAATGGCCATTAATAGTAATACGCAAATATACGATAAAACACTAGATCGCGCAGCAATGACCCGTCTATATGAAAGAAGAGTTTCTGGAAAAGTCGATTTGGTAATAGATGGCCATGTTGTTAGACTAGATAAATTAATAAAAGAATCACAATTGTCAGGTCAAGGATTTGATAAGTTTAAAGATGCTGTTGATAAAGAATTAAGAACGACATATAAGTCAATTAATAATTCTGTTCAAAAAGATTTATCATCATTGGTATCTGATCAGTTATCTTTTGCATATCAAAAAGTAGAAGTGGCAATGGGTAAGATATGGCGTACCGAAAGACCTAAGAATAGAATCTCTGAAGAAATTGTTTTAAAGAATCCATTAAGCGAAAATGGTACAATGGAACAAGGATGGTCAGGTATTGCTAAGAATGAAAAAATTAGATTAGAAGCAGTTATACGCAAGGGTATAGCTGACGGAAAAAGCGTAGATGAAATAGCTCTACAAGTACGTGCAGGAAATGTACATAATATAACTCGCATGCAGTCCAGAGGTCTGGTAATAACGGCTATCACATCCGTATCCTCACAGGCTGATCATGCTATTTATAAGGCAAATGAAAAAGCGTTACAAGGATGGCAATATGTTGCTGTCCTTGACGCACGAACAACTCCGCTATGTGCGCATAGAGATGGCGAAATATATCCAATAAGCGATACGACACATCTTCCACCAGCGCATTGGCATTGCAGGTCTACAACAGTCCCTGTATTTAAATCATGGAAAGATATAGCAGATTTAGAGAGTGTAGCGCAAGTAAGACGTAGAAATATTGAAAATTTAACTGATGCTCAAAAAGCTTTTTATGACGGTAACACGCCACTTAGAGAATCATACAATGATTGGCTAAAGCGTCAATCACAAGATGTGCAATTAAGACATCTTGGAGATTATAAAAAAGTTAATATGTTTCAATCAGGACAACTTACTGTTGATCAATTCACTAATCCCGAAGGTAACACTATTGGAATTAAGGAGTTAAGACGTATGACTGATCCTACTTATACATTACCAAACGATACACAGAAATTTGCAAATGCTAAAGCTAAACTAGATGCTATGCAATTGCCTATTATGACACCAGATGATCTAATAGGTGATCCTAAACTAGTACAAACACTTAAAGATTATTATTTATTACAGTCAGGAGAGTTAGATGGTACGTTGTCACTTACCAACTATCGAGGCGCACTTATTCATACAAAGAAAGCTACCAAGGCAAGAGTGCTTAACAATCTTCCAACGGAGGATCAACTCGTCTTTAACCCCGTTACAGGTAGGTACGAAGATACAAGATTATATCAACCTAATCCATCCGTACTCAATAACAATTTAAGATTAACAGAACAAAGTGAAGTCTTAAAGGATAAAGACAAAGAATTTATTAAGGCATTTAATGACTCTCTTAGTGAGAAAATGGGTGCTAATGAAAGAGCTGTTGTAGTAGATAATCTTCGTATACTGTTTACACGTTTTAGAAATAACGGAGAACAGTGGAATAACTTTAAGGCTGTAGTACAAGGGCAAATTAAATTTGATGTAATGAACGTTTCTGATGCTATCGAAACACAGATACGCAGTGACACTAATGTGTTAAAGAAATTAAAGCAGGATAATTATCTTGATCCAGTACTTGGACCAACTCAATTACAAGACCTGCATGATAATTTCATTTCTAATATTCGTGAAAAGAATAATTGGGAAGATACAGTTGCACCTAAATTAGCAAGAGAATTACGTAATACGTTTGATTATAAAATTCCCTTGGTAATTAAAAGAATGCCTGATGGTTCAGAGCGATTGACAGAATCTGCTCGTCAACAATTCTATCTTAAATTTGCACATAGACTATCATTAGCTGATATGCCTGATAGAGATCAATTTGCTATCGCACTTGGGCGTGATCTTTACAACCTATCTAATATGAATGGTACCAGGCGTAAATGGTATGAAACAGGTATGAAGTTATTGGAAGCCAAGAATGTTAAAAACTTTTTTGAAGTTGAGACATATGGTGTACAAAAACGTAGAATGAAGAGTAGACTCAGCGGTTCTTTATTTGGCCCCTATTATGACACCTTATCATATAATATACGTGTAACAGATCCTCGTGTACAAAAATACTCGCAGCTCACAAGAAAGGTGGATGTCGGCCTACGTGTTGGCGTAACAACGGATAAGAATAAGTTAGTATTTCGCGAAGGTTATAAAACGTATTTTATTGATAATGGTGTCTTTGGTTTAGAAGATACTAGAATACCTATTACATCGACGCATAGTTTTGCAGATTTTCCTGAAGAATTTGTTGATAAGAATATGGCAGATGCACTTAATTGGGCATCTAAATCTAAGTATAAAATTGATAATGATTTTTATGACTTTACACAAAAGCTATTATACTTTGAAGATGACAGAGGTGCAGCTAAAAAGTATAATGATCTGAATGAATACAAACACTATATTTCATCTCGTGGTGATGCATATGAGCGATTTAAATCTATGGATTGGCTTAGAAGTAATGATTACGCTTTCAGTAATCATGCTTTTGTCGATCATCGGGCTAGGATCTATGATCGTGGCCTTATTAGTCCGCAATCGGGGGAATCATTTAGACCTTTCTTAAATACTGAAGTAGAAAAAGTTCTTGGCGAAGATGGATATAGAAACTTTAGAGATCAGATAGGTGCCTTTATGGGAGGTCTTAATGATGTATTTGAAGGTAGATATAATTCATTATCATTTACTGGACGTCAAAAGATTGCTGATAAGCTTTGGCCTGACATGGTAGATATTGGTAATAAAATGTTACGTGGTAAACCCGGAGATATTCGTGCTATATTAGAGTCAGATATGGTGCAACAAATTGAAGGTGAAGAGTTAGGTAAGTTTTTTAGATTTGCTATGGAATCTGCTAAGATAGATAATTATCTTAAAGCAGGTGGTTCTATGGATGAATATAAAACAGCCTTAGCTTTAGAACAAGATGCTTCATCATCAGGTGCTCAGATTATTGCGTTAACTACTAAGAATAAACAATTAGCATCATTATCTAATGTTGTACCAACAAATCAGAAAAGACGCCTATATGACGAAATTGCAGCAGCAACTTTTAATGATCCACGCTTCAAAGTATTAAATGAAAGATTAGGCTTAAATGAAAAAGATTTACGTAAAGCTGCAAAAGCTCAAAATATGGTTACGTTTTATGGTGCTGGAGAAAGAACTGGAATTCTTAATGTTGAAGGTAAACTTGCAAAGGTACTGGGTAAACAAGAAGGCACATTAGTCGTTAAAGCCAGTGATCGTGATAAAGTACTAAATGAAATATCAGCTCGTGCAGCAAGATATGAAAAGTTTGATCCTGAAACTACTATGCAGCTTAAACAACTTAGAGAAGATGTTAAAGATGTATTCAACAAAGGATTAGATCCTGGTGATGAGATTATGGAACAATTATATTTCCTTGATCCTGCCACTAAGGATTTAGTAGAGAAAATGACACATAGCTATGACATGGTTGTTACACCCAGAGATTTCCAAGCTATCGCTAAAATTATGTCTGAACATTTAGGCGAACAAGTACCTATTTTAAAAGACTTTACCAGATTCTTTGGACGATTAGCTGAAGATTATTTAACTAAAGCTAAACCATCTAAATCAGCTTTTGATTGGAAGAGTATTGGTTCTACGGGTATATTAGGTGTTCGTGAGAAAGGATATGTGTTGCCTGAT